CGGTTGACCTGACCGACCACGTCGCAAGCATCACCTGGACCGAGAGCGCAGACGAGCTCGAGACCACGGCGATGGGTGACAACAACCGCACCCGCATCGGTGGACTCAAGGACGGCAGCGTTTCGATCGAGTTCCACCAGGACTTCGGTGCGTCGTCCGTCTACGCCACGCTCTACAGCTTGCTTGGCACGACAACGACCGTCGAAATGACGCCGTCCAGCGGTGCGCTTGCAGCGACCAACCCGAAGCACTCCGCTTCGGCCCTCGTCACCGAGCTCCCCATCATTGACGGCAGCGTTTCTGACCTTGCCACCGTGTCGGTGACCTGGCCGCTGTCCGGCGCTGTGACGGTCACCACGAGCTGACATGCTTGATCTCTCCATCTCAACTCGACTGGCCGATGAGACGGAGCCAGTCACAAGCAAACCCACGATGGGCACGCTGCTCCAGCTGGAGCGGTACTTCAATCTGCCGAGCGCTATCGAAGCGTTGCAGCAGACAAAGATTGAGCATGTGGCGTGGCTGGCGTGGGAATCACGCCGGCACGCCGGGCTCGTCGTGCCGACCTGGGAAAAGTTTCGCGACACGCTGGTCGACATTGACTTTGACAGCGACAACGACACCCCTTTAGCCGAAGGGGAACCGCCTACGGCATAGCGTCGTTGGCACTCGCTACCGGGCAACCGATCAGCGAGCTTGAGAACGCTTCCCCGGCCGTTATTCGTGCGTTGCAGGCAATCCTGAAAGAGCGTCACCAGGCGCAAGAGAAAGCAGCACGGAGGCGCTGACGATGGCGACTCAGACATTCAGCTACGACCTCGGTGAATACCGGGGCCGGCGCGTGTCTGATCGAGGCGGCGGCAATCGTCATGCGTCAATGCAAGCCGGCAGCCTCGTCGAAGTGCGAGGGCTGCGCGAGCTGCGGCGCGACTTTCGCAAAGCCGGCAACGACATGTCGGAGCTCAAAGACCTGCACCGATACATCGCTGACGACGTCGCCGGCACAGCCAAAACGAAAGTTCCGGTGCGTAGCGGCCGGCTTCGCAACTCAATCCGAGGATCAGGCACGCAAACCGCTGCTCGAGTTCGGGCCGGCAACAACCGCAAAAGCGGCCCAACATCGGTGCCCTACGCTGCTCCGATTCATTTTGGCTGGGGCAGGCGCGGCATCAAACCTCAGCCGTTCTTGTATGAAGCGCTTGACGATCGCCGCCAGGAAGTGATCGAACGTTACAACGACGAAATCGACAGCATCATTCGCAAGGTGTTCTAGGATTGACCCATGGCAGCAGGCTCGAGCGTAATCAACGTTGCCATTCTCGGCGACGCTAAGAAGTTCAAGAAAGCTGTCGGTGAAGCCAGCGACAAGCTCGGCAAGTTCGGCACGAAAGTCGGCAACGTTTCGGCAAACGTCGTCAAAGGCTTCGGCGTCATGGGCGCTGCAGCCGGCGGCCTGGCTGTCGTTGTCGGCAAGCAACTGTTCGACGTCGGCGAGGAACTGACCGCCCTCGACCAGAAGATCGGCACCGTATTCTCCGGCGACTCGCTCAACACGGTCACAGACTGGGCCGACGAAGTCGCAGCCCGCATGGGCCTTACCGCAACCCAGGCAGCCGGCCTCGCTGCTAACGCCGGCGACCTGCTCAAGCCAATGGGGTTCACGGCCGACGAAGCCGCCAACATGTCGACCGAGATCATCGGCCTGGCCGGTGCGTTGTCCGAGTGGTCGGGCGGGCAGCGTGGCGTCGAAGAAACCGCCGAAATCCTGTCGAAAGCGCTGCTCGGCGAACGTGACTCGCTCAAGTCGCTCGGTATCGCGATCAACCAGGCCGAAGTCGACCAGCGTGCCCTGCTGATCGCTCAGCAAAACGGTCGAGAAGCGATCACCGAGCAAGACAAAGCGCTTGCGACGCAGGCCCTGATCCTTGAGAAGTCGACCGATGCGCAGGAAGCGTATGCCGCTGGTGGCAACAAACTGACCGCTGCACAGAACCAGCTAAAAGCAGCGTTCGGCGAGCTCCAAGAAGACTTGGCCCGCAAATTGCTGCCGCTGTTCGCACAAGCCGCCGACATCGTTGTCGAGCTCATCGAGGTGTTTGACGAGGAGGGCCTGGGCGGCGTCATCTCAAACGTTTCCGAACGGATCAAAGAAGCGTGGCCGGCGATTAAGGCACAGCTCGCCGTGTGGGCGCAAGGATTCGTCGACTGGGTTAAGAAGGCTGGGCCGCCGATGCTTGCAGCACTCGGCAACCTGATCCTCGACTTTGCGAAGTGGTGGTACACGACCGCCGTGCCGGCCATCGTCGAACAGCTTCAAGCATGGGCCAAAGCGTTTATCGATTGGATCGGGCCGCTTATCCCGCCGTTCCTGACCAAGCTCGGCGAGCTCATCGCAGCGTTCGCAAACTGGTTTATCGACATCGGCTTGCCGATGATCGTCGAAAAGCTCGCTTCATGGGCGAAAGCGTTTGTGGAGTGGGTCGGGCCGCTGATCCCGCCGTTGCTGATGGAATTGGTGAAGCTGCAGATCAAGATTCAAAACTGGATGCTGACCGAAGCGCTTCCTAAAATCATCGGTTATCTCGCCGAGTGGGGCCTGGCACTGATTCAATGGATCATTGATGTCGCGCCTGACGTGATCGAGGAGCTCGTGACGTTGCTTGCCGACCTCACTACCGCGATTGTTGACGGCGCAATTCAGCTCGGCAAAGACCTGGTCGGCGGCATCGTTGACGGTATTAAAGCTGCTGGTAGCGCTATCGCGAGCGCACTTGCAGACTTGGTGCCTGGCGGCGGCATTCTCGGCGCAGCATGGGATTTCGTCTCAAACCCGGGAGGTAGAGCTGCCGGCGGGCCAGTAAGTGCTGGCAGCCCGTACATCGTCGGCGAAACCGGCCCAGAACTGTTTGTGCCGACCGGCTCGGGCACAATTATGAACAACAACCGCCTCGGCGGCCTGGGCGGCGGCACAATGAACGTCACCGTAAACATGCCAGTCGGCTCGGATGGTGCCGATGTTGTCGCAGCGTTGCAACGATATGCACGGGCGCACGGCGGCACCGTCCCAATTCTTACGGGGCAGCTGTAGTGGCTTCGTGGGCCTGGGCGCTCGAGTTTCAGCCGACCGACAAGGACGGCGGCAGCAACCCGCCCGCCGTGCCGATCGGTGACGTTATGGGCGCAGCGATCAGCTACGGCAAACGAGGCGACGCCCTGTCGTACAGCGGCGGCACTTGCGTTTTGCAGCTCGACAACACGACCAGCGCTTACACGCCCGACGCCGGCGGCACTTACGCCAACGCACAATTCCTCGGTACCAAAGTCCGCATTTACGCTGACGTGACTGGGGCCGGCGCACCGTCGTGGACGCACGGCCCACCAGCAGCGTTCACCGGCGTCGTGACCGATATTGAATACAGCTTCCAGGGCACGTTCGAGTCGTTGGTCAGAGTAACCGTTTCGGATGCTTTGACGATGCTCGGCACGCTGTCATTCGGCACAACAACGCTCGCTGGTTTCACCCTCGACTCGGCAACCCGTGGCCTGCTTGACACCAGCCCGCTCGGTTTTGACTTGACTGACGGCCTCGACGTCGACGCCGGCCCGGCCGCCGACCACATTTCACGCGTCCTCGCAGCCTCAAACGCTGTCACGACACAAATCGAACAAACCCAGGTCGTTAACCCGTCGGGCGATACCGGCCAAACGCTGCAAGCCGTCACCGACTACAAAGGCACCGCTGGCTCGCTGCTGCAAACTGTCGAACACAGTGATGGCGGCGACGTGTACGTTCGCCACGGCCTACCCGTCGACGGCACCACACCAAACAACGCTTTGACGTTCCGAACACGCGGCCAGAAACCAGTCACAAGCGCCGTTACCGGCGTCGTCGGCCTGACCCCGCTGAACTTGTGGGATGCACGCCTCACGCCGTCAGGAACCGAGCCGCACTACTACGCCAGCATCGACTTCGCTTCCGGCACAAAAAGCAGTTACTCGCAGGTTTCGTTCACCAGCACCGGCGGCACCGAACAAACAGCAACCGCCAACGTCGACCAGTTCGGCGCACGAAGCATTAGCCGCACCGGTCTGCTGTGCCAAAACGACACAGCAACAAAGAACCTTGCTGATGCGTTCCTAGCGCAGTACGGCACCGAAGGCGCACCACCGCTCGCCGTGCGCGACATCGTCCTGCAAACAATCGTCGAAGGCGAAAACGACGACTACCAGCTCGTCAAAACATCAGTAGGCGACTCGACAACCGTCCGGCTACGGCCCCAAGGCGCAAGCTCAACACTTGACTTCACTGGCGTC